AAATTGCAGAAGTAAAGAAGGCAGAAGAAGAGGCTAAGATCGAAGTTGAGATTGAGGCTGCTGCTGAAGTACCTGCTGAAGAACCTAAGAAGGATGAAGCAATGGCAAAGGTAGAACAAGCCATGGGAGACCTTGAAAAAAAGGTAGAAGAATTGACTGCGAAAGTGAAGGCAATGGAAGAAAAAGCGGAAGAAGTTAAGGAAGCGGTGAAAATGTCTGCCGTAGTTCTTGAGTCTCTTGCAAAAGAACCAAGTGATAAAGCTATCACAGCCCCGAACCAATTCGCAAAGCAATTAAAAACAGAAAAAAACGAGCGTTTTAACAATCTTCAAAAAGCATTTTCAACACTTAAAAAATAAACACAATGGCATTAGACCTTTCAGCATTAACAAACTATGTGAAAGAGAACGAATTGCAGCTAACTTCTGCTGCTATCTTCTCAGCAAAAACTGCCTCTTTAATTGAGGCACTAGGTAATGTTCAGGTAGGCATTAAGTCTTCTGAAACTATTAACATCATGACTACTGATGCAGTATTCCAAGCAGGCGGTACTTGTGGTTTCAACTCAAGCGGAACTACTACTATTACACAGCGATTGATCACAGTAGGAAAAATCAAAGTACAGGAATCAATTTGCCCTAAGGCATTTGAAGCTAAGTACACTCAGAAGGCTTTGAGAGAAGGATCTACTTATGACTACATGGCTTATGCTGCTGAGTATTCTGCACAGAAAATAGAAAGAATTGGAGCAGCCCTTGAAACTGCTATTTGGCAGGGAGATACTGCTTCAGGAAACGCTCAATTGAACAAGTTCAACGGCTTTGCTACTATCATCAATGCTTTAGGTTTTGGCGGTGCAGGTGATCCAATCAATGGAAACTCTGCTAACCAAACTACCTTGACTACTGCCAATGTTATCGCAGCCGTAGATGCAGTATTTGCTGCCCTTCCTGCTGAACTTTTGGATAAGTCGGATGTGGTTATCTTTGCAGGTAATGATACCTTCCGTGAGTATGTTCTAGCTTTGAGAAACGCTAACCTATTCCACTATCCTGTAGATGCAGCGAACATGGAATTGATCATCCCAGGTACTAATGTGAAGTTGATTGGTGTGAACGGATTGAATGGCACAGATTACCTAGTAGGTCTTTCAATGTCAAATATGTACCTAGGTACTGACCTCTTAGGAGAAGAAGAAAAATTCGACCTGTTTTATGCCAAGGAGGCAGACGAGATGCGGATTGTAGTAGAATTCAAAATGGGTGTTCAGGTAGCATTCCCTGATCAAGTAGTGTTCTGGAAGAAGTATGTAGCACCTTAAATAAAATCGGGGAAGATGGTGGCATCTTCCCCTTCACTTTATAAAATTATAAAAATATGCCTTGTGCCTTAACTCAAAGTTATACGCTTGATTGCAAAGATAGCGTAGGCGGTTTAGTAGCCGTGTACTTCGCACCTTATGAAGATTTGGCAACAGTAACCATAGCAGCAGGAGTAGTGACTACTTTGACTATGGATGCTACCAAGAGATTCTACAAGTATGATCTTGTGAAAGAATCTTCAAACTTCGCAGAGGCTGTGAATACGAATGTGCAGAATGGTACTATTTTCTACACCCAAACACTTGAAATTATCCTTAACAAATTGCAGGTCAACACTCGAAATGAAATAGTTCTTTTGGGAAAAAACAGACTTGCTGTGATTGCAACAGATAATAACGGGGAAAATTGGTTCTTAGGTGTAGGTAATGGTTTAGATCTTACAGGTGGAGGAAGTGCTTCAGGTACTGCCTTCGGTGATAGATCAGGTTATACTTTGACCTTCACAGGTAATGAGAAAGAACTCTGTCCAAAAGTGACAGCAGTCATTCCAATTAGCTAAAATATTTGGTTTGTTGTTTAGATGTGAAAGCACCCTCAAATTTGGGGGTGTTTTTTTTGTGTACATTCTAAAGGGTTTTTGTATTTAAAGGTATGGTGATAATTCAGAAGGGGGTGAATAGTGTGATATACATAGCCCTATTTGACAAAAGAGAAACTAGCAGCAATTCCTACACCTTTCTATTTCAGAATGAAGTGACAAAGGAAGAAGTGACCTTAACCCTTACAGATGTGAGTGACTTCAAGCAGAGATCTTCAAAGTTTAATATCTTGCAGGCATCTTTCACTAATGGAACTGTAGGATTTTGGCGGTACTATGTAACCCAAACGGGTAGCGGTGCTGAGATTATTGCTACAGGGAAAATGAAATTGACTGCACCTGATCTATCTACTACAGGAGTGGTGAGATACAATGGGTACAATGGTAATTATAAGACCTATACAACAGCATGATAAAATTATTCAAGTTTGATCAAGTGCCTCTGCCCGTTTACAAAGAAGTTAAGGGGAAGGACTACATCTACTACGGGGAAAAGAATGACTACCCGAACTACCTACTTCGGATCTATAACAATAGCGCAAAGAATAACGCTATCATCACAGGAAAGGTAGACTACATCTGTGGCAATGGGTGGACTGTCAAGGCAGAAGATGAAATGCAGAAGGCTAAGGCATTTGGCTTGATTGATCGAATCAACACCAAGCAGGAAAGCCTGAACGAATTGACAAAGAAGCTAGTGACTGATCTATCCATCTTTGGAGGCTACTACCTTCAGGTGATTTGGACAAAAGGCACGGGTGAGATAGCAGAACTTTATCATGTAGACTACTACAAGGTGAGAACAAATGCAGACAATAGTGAATTCTATGTGTCCGACAATTGGATCAAAAATGACAATGTCAATCCTAGACCTGATTTCGAGACCTACCCTGCTTTCGATCCTAATAACACCACAGGTACACAGATCCTATACTTCAAAGAATACAGAGCAGGAGCGAATACCTATTCTTTGCCTGATTACAGAGGGGCTATATCCTACATTGAACTAGACATCTCTATCGGGGAATACCATCTGAATACCATAAACAACGGGATGTTCTCAAGCAAGTTAATTAACTTGAACGGAGGGAAGGTATCCCAGGAAGAAGAGGATCGGATTGAAAGACAATTCAAAGACAAGTTCGCAGGATCTAAGAATGCAGGAAAATTCATGCTAGCATTCAATGACAGCAAAGAGAATGAACCTTCAATCATTGACCTATCGGGTACTGAATTAGATAAGCATTTTGATCTACTAAATAAGACTGTTCAGCAGGAGATCTTCACAGGTCATAAGGTGACTAGTCCTATGCTTTTTGGAGTTAAGACTGAAGGGCAGCTAGGAGGCAGATCTGAAATGAGAGAGGCTTCTGAGTTATTTCAGAACACCTATGTGAATTCAAAGCAGCAAGCCCTAGAGGAAGTAGTGAACTACCTTTTGAAGTTCAATGATATAATAGCTGAACTTGAAATCAAGAAGACTGAACCTATCTCCTTCCAATTCACAGAGCAGATCATATCTACAAATATGACTCAGGATGAGATCAGAGAGAAGCTAGGACTTGCACCTATTGAGAAGAAGGAAAGCCAAGGGGCGAAGGACATCATCAACTCTTTGAATAGCCTATCCCCATTGATTGCCACCAAGGTAGTGGAGTCTATGGATGTGAATGAATTGAGGGGATTGATTGGTCTTCCTGTACGGACTGAAATAGTCACCCCTACAGAAGTTATCACAGATCCTACCCAAGGATTCTCTGATCACCTACACCTTGAATGTTCTATCTCAGAACATGATGCAAATATCCTATCAAAGTTTGAAGGCAAAGGTGTATCAAAGCAAGGATTCAAAGTGATTGAAAGTTCAAAGATGCACTTCTCTAGCATGGATGATTTTATCAAGCAGGATCTATTTGCTGAGTATATGCTCAATGAAGTACAGAAGAAGATCATCACTCAGATCCAAAGAAATGAGGCGGTGACCATCCCACAAATAGCCAAAGCAGTAGGGATAGATGAAGCATCCGTGATCTCAAGAATCAATACTTTGATAGATGATCAGGTGCTAGTAGAAAAAATCACCCGTGAAGGATTGATCACTAGATCCGTGACTAGATCAGGGGTAGCAGCTATCAAAAGACTTCAACCTGTGACTTCCTTCAAAGTGCTTTATAGCTATGAAGAAAGACCTAACATTCCCGAAGCTAAAAGTGGATCTAGACCTTTGTGTCAAAAGCTATATAAAAGTGATCTATTCTTCACACGGGAAGAGATTCAAAATATATCTAATCAGCTAGGCTATAGTGTTTTTCAATTGTGTGGCGGATGGTATACCAACCCGAACACAGGCAAAAGAACTCCTTTCTGTAGACATGAGTGGAAGCGTAATGTAGTAGTAGAAAAAACATCAAGATGAGCGCAAATGTATTAATGATCAGTGAGCAGTCCTTTAAGGATTTCACTGTAGCCTCCGCAAATATTGACCTGAAGAATGTGACTCAGGTGATCAAGATGACTCAAGATAGATACATCCATCCTATCTGTGGTACTGCTCTATATGACAAGATCCTTACATTGATCTCAAACGGCACTATAGGACAGGGTGGGAATGCAGTCTATAAGACCTTCCTAGATAACTTCCTAACAGATACCCTTTTCAACTATGTCCTAGGAGAATTGCCTATGGCTATGCAGTACAAATTCGTGAACAAAGGGGTAGTAAAAAGAAAGTCTGAAAATATTACAGAACCAACCTTTGCAGAATTGCAGAGCATCAGCCAATACTACAAGGGATATGCTGAGTGGTATGCTGAAAGGGCAATCAATTATCTCTGTGCAAATAGTACCCTATACCCTGAGTACTTGAACCCAGGATCTGATGTGACTACTATCCAACCTGTAAGCAATCAATACAAGGTAGCTATCAACTTGGGTAGAGGGGACTATGAGGATCACAGACCATACAGCGAAAGATACCAAGGGAACAGATACAAAAAACCATTCTAAAAAATGGCTTACAGCAAAAACGAAAAGAAGCTAAAAGAATTTCTAAGCAAACAAGATGACTCTAGTAGATCTAGTAAAAAAGTTAAAAGCAATACAGGAAGCGCACCCAATGATCCGAACCTTCGGAGAGGGTGACATCTACGACTATGTAGATAACGGGGGAGAGATTCAGTACCCTGTCCTTTGGACTGTGGTGAGACCTTCCGTGTATAATGGAACTACTATGCGCTATGATCTAGTGCTTCTCTTTGCGGATCTATTGACTGAAGACAAGTCCAACAGACTACAGATCCAATCTGATCAGCTACTTGTGGCTTTGGATGTACTAGCAAAATTGAAACTAGATAATTCTTACACCTTTAATACTGCGCCTAATGCTGCTATCGAATTCTTTCAGGAAC